AGACCTTCTCCCTTGTCTCTCCCGCGGCTGGTGACAACGCTGTTGCCACGTGGGCTCTGAAAGAGGGAGCGATCTCGACCGTGTTTCCGATCCTCACTGCATCTGCGGGGAAAACCCCGCGTGGTCGCAATCTCAAGGTGAAGTTTCGCCTGCCATCGTCCTATACGGACACTGTCACCGGCCTCACGGTCGTGAACAGCGCGTGCGAAATGAACGTGACGTATTCCGTGCCCTCAGACTTCCCCGAAGCGCTGAAGCCGGACTTTGTTGCGTTCGCCAACAACATCCTGAATACTGCTCTGCTGCAGAGTATGATTCGAGATGCCTTGCCAGCGAACTGACAAGGGAGATGACCATGGACCAAGTCCAGATGCTCCTGTCGAAGCTATATCGACAGGTAGGGTCGTCGAAGGCGAAGAGGTTTCAAAACCTCTTAGCCCGCGGCGAGTGGGCGCTACTGCAACAGCAGCGCATGTCAGACCCAAAGACCTACAGGTATCATACGGCCTATCACAAGGACGTACTGATTACCGAGATAACCAGGAAATTATTACTCCCTGGGGATACTATAAGTAGGCGGGCGGCGGCTGTGGCGAATTTCTGGGCCTCCGAGGCACAGTGTCACGCAGCTAACCTCCGTTTGAGTCGCTACGCGAACAAGGGCCCTTTCGAGGGTCCCAATGACGTAGCCGTTGACGACTTCATCAGTCGTTGGCGAAAAGAGCTTAGACGTGTTCTAGGTGCAGCCCCCTGGGCTCTGACCCCCCGGTTTCCACCGGGCTCCACGTTAACTCATCGGGGTAAGCTAATAACAATCCCTGATAAAATGCAGGCTGCATCGAGTGTTTACTCACACTCTGAGCGCTTTACTTCTCCTTATTTCATCGGTACATTAATCGGTACTGAGGCCCCAAGCGTGGTGAGAGCGAACCGCTTCTTCACTGTGCCAAAGGATTCTCAGAAAGACCGAGGGTGCTGTATGGAAGCGTCCCGCAACGTGATGTTGCAGCTGGACGTCGGAAGGGCTCTCAAGGCCCGGTATAAGCGCAGATATAGTGTCGATCTACGTGACGCACCCGAACTTCATCGCGAGTTGGCGCAAGCCGCGAGCATGGACGGGAGTTTAGCGACGATTGACCTAAGCAACGCTAGTGATACGGTGTGCAAGGCCCTCGTGGACTTGCTACTGCCGAGCAACTGGCGAGAATTGCTGAATTCTCTCCGGGCTACCCACACCGATATAGATGGTCAGCTAGTAAGACTAGAAAAGTTTTCCTCAATGGGAAACGGATTTACGTTCGAGCTGGAGACTATATTGTTTCGGTCCTTGGCGGTTGTCATCACTGACGACCATCCGG